ACAACCCACGTACCGTCTGCTCTAAGGAATTTAGTATCATCGCTGGATGTAGAAGTAGGAACTAACCCAGCCGTAGTACCTGCAAAATTACTGTATGTTGTATCATTATCAGTCTCTTCAATCCAAGTTAAGGTCTCAGTACCACCTACGTCTGTGAGTTTAAGGTTATATTCTTTTGAAGTATCATTAGCAATACCTGATGGTGTAGTTGGAACTTCGGTACTCTCTTCAACCCAAGTTAAGGTTTCAGCACCGCTAACATCTGTCAGTTTAAGGTTATATTCTTTGTTTGTATTATCTGCTATGCCTGATGGTACAGCAGGGAGGTCGTGACCTTTAGTAAGATTAGCAATAGTAATCTTCTTAGAAGTACCACCGTCATTGATTAATAATTCTTCTGAGCCAGAAGGACTCGTCTTTGCGGTTAATGCCGATACTTTTATTGAGGACATTCGTTACTCCGTTATAATATATTCAGGTGTTGCTGATGAAGATGATTCTGTTCTAATATAATAATTACCATCCTCTGTCTGTATTTCTAATTCTGTACTTTCAGCAGGGTCAAAGTCTCGCTGCCATTGCCTACGATTAGCAAGCATAGCTAAAGTCTTAGCTTTTCTCCAAGGTAATCTACTCATAATCTAAACAACTCTCTTCTTCTACCAATATTCTGTCTAGTTTTAAGTGCCACTAGCTCATCTTTCATTTTCTCTGCCATAGGTGCAAAGCTTCTAATAACCCTTGCATCTTTTCTTGGAGCTATCTTACCTCCATGAGATTCATAAGTGCTTGATTTAGCTGAACTTTGTGAGTCACTTGGGGTTTTAGTTGAAGTATGTTTAACTTCATACGTTGTAGCCTCAACCTTACCTTTTTCATTATTAGATTTAAGAGAACTACCTTTGTATGTAGGAGCTTTACCTTCACTTTTTACTGAGTCTAGTTCTTCTCGTGGATTCATTAGGTCATCTAACATTTCCATTAGATTATCAATCTCTGATTCTTCTTGAGGTTCATCAGCAAATCTCAAAGCGTTAGCTTCCATATAATCTTCCCTGGACATACCATCACTATCTGTATAAGTTTCTTCTAGGATACGAGACCATATTTCTCTAAGTTTAGTTTTGAATCTATCAATCTCTAGACCGCCTCCAGCCATAGTAGAATCTGATAATATATCTAAATGTGGACTTCCGCAACTCATTAACTTCTCCTAGTCATAGTTCTTACCTACAGTTTTGTTTCTATGGTTTTCTCTCAAATTCCACTTATGCCTATCAGCACCAAATGAACTATAGTCTTTACCATATTGGAAATTAGTACAGAAGGTTTGTTCATAGTAGGAAGGTTCTCCACAGTCAGAACAGACTTGTGGTTCTTCCCTATCATCGTACTTAACTACCGATGATGTGGCGTGATTGTTATTACAACTAATTATAATTAATTCAGAATAGCACCCTTATCTTAACAGGTGCTACGTTTAACTAACTATTAAGCTGAAGGAACTGCGAAAGCAACACCAGCATCATCACGGAGTTCTGCAACACCGAAGATAGTATCAGCAGTAAACAAGTCACCTAAGTATTCTTGCTTGTACTGAGTCTGTGAACGAACACCTACTTGTTCAGCAAATACTAACGAGTCCTTATGCAACATTAAACCAATTCTAGCAGTAGTACCAGAAGAAGGCGTAACTGTTGGACAATTAGATGTTACATATACATCAACACCATAAATCATACCAATCTTACCAGTCTTAATCGCATCACCAGAACCAATGAACTGTTGCTCAGTGAATCGGTTGATACCTAACAAGTCGTTAGAAGCGATTGGAGGTAGAACGATAGAACGATTATCCATAGGAACATCAGCATCGTCTAATGTAAGAATCATTCTACGGATACCAACATCTGTGATGTCAGTAGCACCACCACCAGAAGAAGCACCAGCAAAAACAGTAGTACCATCACCACCTCTAACAGCTGTCTCCCATAGAGCAGAGCCAGAGCCACCTACAGTACCACCTTGGAAACCTTCACCTAATGCAAATAAGCTATCATCTACTTGATTAGCTAGTGCGTGACCAGCATCATCAGTATAGAACTTACGCATTGAAGCAAGTGATTGCACCTCAGCAATATCTTCGATTAATTTTGAATATTCATAGTGTTTGTCAATGCTTACATTAACAATACCAGCAGTATCTGCAATCAACGTAACCTGTGTTGACGCAGCTTTAACAGAAGCAGAGCCTCTAGCTGGTTTTGGAATATGAATAGTGTCACCTTTCTTACCTTTATGTGACATTTTTGTAACTAAGTTAGCTAAAACTAAGTTTGTTTTGTACGCACCAATAACTTCATCCGACCAGAGTTCAGGGATGAAATTAGCTGACGTTGAAATCGTACTATGAGCAGAACCTAAAGCCATTTTATTTCTCCTTATTGAGTTTTATATTATTTAACACGACCTTCTTGGTACGCTTGAGTTATCTCATCTGATAACGAGGCATACCTATTCGGGTCACTTACCTGAAGCTGAATTAAATCAGCTCTTCGGTACATTTTCTTACCGCCAACAGAATCACCTGAGGAACGAGTCTCTGAACTGGTTTGTCGCATTGCCTTCTGACGTTTGACTTTCTCTGCTTTATTAACTTGTCGTGTCTTACCAATCATTGATATTTGTTTCCAAGTACCTAGTAATTCATTTGCAGCATTAAAGTCATAATCAGCATCAGCTCTGCGGAACAGTTCGGTACGAATACCACTCGCTCCTACCCACTTTTGAAAGTTACTGTCACCAACAACATCCATGAAATCAGGGTGTGTTGCTTCTAATTGAGTTAAATTAGCACCTTGTGCCGACTTAACATTACCTTCTCTAGCTTTGATAATCTCTGGATGGTTTTCTATCGCTGAATTAACTGCCTTAGCAGGGTCATCGTAGAAAGTATCCTCGAAACTAACAGCTTCTTCCGTTGTTTCAGTAGCTTGATTAGCTTGTGATTGTTCAATTAGTTGAGAGATTAACTGACGCTGGTCTCCAACCTCTTGTCCTTGCTTACCAAATGCCTTCTCGACATTCTGGTGCATATTTATCACATCTTCCAGTGTTTTCCCAGCATACTTCTCAGGTGGTGTATATTCGGGTTGGGTAGTTACGTCTTCTACTTGTTCCTGAAAATCTTGTACAACCTCTTGAGTTTCTGTTACCTGTTCTGCTACACCTTCTGGTGCTGTATCTACTACTATACTCATTTTCTTGGTCTCCGCATCTTTCGATGTTATGAAGTTATTACTATAATGGAGTCGTTTCCGATTGTTCCATTGCTATTTTAGTTGCAGATTCTAAGACCTTTGGCTTCCCAAAGCTCTTTTTCATTATCCATAGTATCAACATCTTTGACATTATGTTCAATATTCTTAAATTCTTCAACAAGGTCTAACCACCCTTCTGTTGTGAATAATTCTACTCTATCTTTTAGGAATTGTTCATCAGTCTTCATTTAACGACTGGTCTATTTTTTAAACTAATACCTTGATTATCAAGGTGAAACATCCAGTATTGTTTATCTGTGCTATTCAAACTTGGAGGTATCCAATTAATACCTTTAGGTATCTTTCTATGTTTTATAAAATATTCTATAGCTTGATTTTCTTTAATAGTTAAAGCATCTGTAGGTTCATCGTCACCAAATAAGAAATCAAACATTCCCATTATTGATAAGTTCCAGTAATAGGTGTCTTAGCTGCCTTTTCTCTAGCGGTAGCCATATTTAATATAGTCTCAGACTTCAAGTGTTCTACCTCTGGAATATTTCTAGCAGTCTCAGAGTTCTTATTCTGAATATCAGCTTTTGTTTTCTCTACACTAATAGCGTCTTTCTGTAATTTAAGTATCTTTTCTTGAATCTTAATCTCATTAGGTTGTTTTTCAGCTGCTTCAGCGTGCCACTTGATAGCTTTAGCTTTTTCTTCTTCAGCTTCTGCCAATGTTTTCTGAATATCTGCTTGAGCTTGTTGCATCTGAAGGTCCATTTGGGCTTGTTGCATCTGTTGTGCTTCAGGATTAGGTTGACTACCTTGCATAAGGGAATTAACAATCTGGTCTCTGTTATGAATAGAAGAGTTCTGCATCATAGCGAGTAAGATTACATTAAAAGCAGCTGAATCTTTAGGAATAGCTTGTAACATCTGTACCATTTGAGTCATTTCTAACTCCTTAGCCATGATACCCATAGTAGAATATGGAATAAACTTGTAATCTGATACAGGGTAACGCTCAACATCAAACTGAATCTTACGCCACATTGATTTATTAATCATTGGGATTAAGAAAGTGTTTTGGAAATTCATTAATGTGCGCTTCTGTCTCTTAATAGAAGCAGATTGTGCCATCGACATACCTGAAGACGTAGCTCTATCCGCAGTACCAACATCCGAAGAGCCAGTACCCATCTGAATCATATTTTGAAGTGAGGCAACCTGAGTAAATGTGTTTTGGTCTGTGGTTCCCAAGTCCAATGGCATAATAGCATCGCGTGGATTCCCATTCGTTAGTATTGTCTTACCAGGTCTAACCTCAAACTTAATACCACGAGGCAGTCTAGTCGCATCTGCTGCCATCATAGGTGTAGTTGTTAGGGCGAGTGAGTCAATTCTTGCTCTCATCTCAGCATCTAGTGCTTTT